CAGATAGAAGCGTTCTTTAAAAAGAACGCCATATTTGTCGATGAGGTTCGTTGCGAATTAGCAGCAAGAGAGGCCTTTTACGAGGCCGAACTCAGCTGTTTAAAGACCAACGAACGCCTGGAAGCTTTCTATCTCAATCCTCATGGTTTCCCAGAGGATATTGAGTTTAAAGTCTTCCTTATGACACGTTACATTAGTAACGTCCTTGGCTCTTTCAGTGGATTCTTAGAGGATTTACCTCGAAGAATCAGGATCACTCCTGGCGCCACCGCCACTCGTAATCGAAGATCATCGTTACCCTTTAACAAGGTTTCGATGAAGCCGACGATTACTCCAGGTGCTTTGCCGTATATCCGTTCGCTTTACCGATTCTTTGGTTATAGCGAGCCGAAACCACGGCTTATTGCCTGGAACAGAGTGGAAGCCGTCCCTAAGAACTGGAAAACCCATAGGTTAATTGCATGCGAACCGGAACTTAATGTTCCTCTTCAACTTGCTTTTGATTCATGGGTTAAGGATAAACTTCGATCTTTTAAGATCGATTTATCTGACCAGTCCTCGAACCAAGAGTACGCGCGCCTAGGATCTATAAATGGTGCTTATTGCACCATTGATCTTAAGGCAGCGTCCGACTCGCTATCACTGAACGTTGTCCACCTTCTCTTCCCGGAGAAATGGACGAAGTTCTTGATGGCGGTTCGAACTCCTCGTTACCATTTCGGTGACGAGCGCGGAAAGTACGAAAAGTTCTCCTCAATGGGGAACGGGACGACTTTCTGCTTGGAGACTCTTGTGTTCGCTGCTGCTTGCTTTGCTTGCGATACTCCCGAATTTAACGTTTATGGCGACGACATCGTTGCCACGAATGAAAAGTTCGATGAGATCGTAGCTCTGCTTAACTTCCTTGGGTTCGAAACCAACGACCAAAAGTCGTTCCATGCGGGTCCCTTTCGGGAATCGTGTGGTACTGACTAGTTTGATGGTTCGAACGTTACACCATTTTATGTTCGTGATTGGCATAAGACCGGGAGTTTGCACTCCAAGTCTTTAGCCTGCCACAACATAAATGGCCTTGCAAGCATTTGCTTGCCTGGCGGGCTCGTTTGGAAGAGCCTCATAGCGCGATCTCGCTCTATGAATCTCCC